CACCGAGGGGGTGGGCAATCTGCCCCCTTTCTTTTATTATGTAAAGAGTAAAAATAATGGCAACTTATGTCTCACTTGCAAATGAAGTTCTCAGACGGCTCAATGAAGTACAGATTGATGCGGCTGGCGATGGATTTGATACTCTTAGAAATGTCCAAGCCCTTGCTAAAGATGCTATCAATAGTAGTATCAGACGTATATTGCAAGATGGTCAAGAGTGGCCTTTCATTAAAACAACATACACACAAACGCTACAAGTAGGCGTTACTACATATTCTTTCCCTGCAGACTTTTCAAGTGCTGATTGGGGAACCTTCTACATAAAGAAATTAGCTTCTGCTAATAACAATCCTAATATACTAAATGCTATCTCATATGAAGAGTACACAATGTCACGCAGATCATCTGATGACAATGCTGGCTCTGCTGGTGCTGGTGTGCCATCTCAGGTATTCCAGACATATGGTTCGTCTTTTGGAGTTACACCCTCACCTAATGCTGCCTATGAAGTAGAGTACACATATTGGAGTACTCCAGCCTCACTTAATTTGTTTGATGATGTAAGCATTATACCTGAGCGATTTAGCCATGTGGTCATTGATGGTGCTATGATGTACATGATGCAGTTCCGTTCTAATGCACAGAGCGCACAAATGCACCAAGCTTCTTTTGAAGATGGTATTAAAGCCATGCGTAATGTATTAATGGATGATAAGTTAAACATGCGATCAGCCTACATTGTAAGGACAAGACAACGTACTTCAATAGGAATGGCATAACAGCATGGCTGATCAATTATCAGTACACAAAATAATGTGCAGAGGCGGCTTAGACACTAGCCGTGATGTACTAGCACAGGGAGAGCAATCCCCCGGTAGTGCCATTCAGATGGTTAACTATGAAGCTGCTATAACAGGTGGCTATAGACGTATTAGTGGCTTTGCTAATTCCTATGGCACAGTCACAGGTACAGGTGCTGTACTAGGTGTTAACGTAGTTAATGGTATCAATGATGGTATCTTAGCTTGTCGTACTCCCAGTTCTGGTAATAACTATTTACACCGATGGAACAACTCTACCTCTGCATGGGTAGCTGTTACCTGTGGTGGTTCACCTACAATGACAGGCGTAAGTAAAGTAAGGTTTAGTAACTTTAACTTTGCCACTCCAAAGACTATTCTTACAGATGGTATTAATCCTGCTGCTACTTATGATGGTACTACCTATACACAGATAACACACTCTTCTGCACCTACCGATCCAAAGTTTGCAGTAGACTATGCCAATCATATGTTCCTTGCAGGTGATCCAGCACATCCTACTAAGCTATTCTTTAGCGCACCTTTAGCAGAGACAGACTTTGCTACAGGCAATGGTGCTGGAGTAATTAATGTAGGTTTTGACATAGTAGCTATTAGACCCTTCCGAGATTTCCTATACATATTTGGTACTAATGCAATCAAAGCATTGAAGGGTACTAGTACTTCTGACTTTACACTATCTAGTATTACGCATGACTTAGGTTGTCTTGCTACCGACAGTGTTATTGAAATTGGTGGTGATCTATTATTCCTTAGTCAGGATGGACTACGCCCTATTTCTGGTACAAGTAAGATTGGAGATGTACAGTTAGAAACCATATCCAAAGATATTCAATCCCTATTTTCAGAGATTATATTTGATATAGATTTGTCAGGACTATCTTCTGTAGTGATACGCAAAAAGTCACAGTTCCGTTTGTTCTTTGCAGCAGCAGAATCTCAGGGAGTGATTGGCGGTATACGTAAACATCCTGAGGGATTCTCGTTTGAGTTCGGTCAGTTACTAGGACTAGAAGCTACTTGTGCTGCTAGTGGTTACATAGGCCAGTTTGAATTTGTAATACATGGTACGTCTACAGGTAAAGTACATAGACAAGAAATTGGTAACGACTTTGCAGGTAGTGACATATTCAGTGTGTATCAGACTCCATATTTATACATGGAGAATCCTGAGCAGCGTAAGATATTTCATAAGGTTAATACATATCTTAGAGCAGAAGGTGATAACGATATTATTTTATCCGTAGTATATGACTATGAAGATATTAATGTACTAAACCCCACAAACTATACAATGACTACTACAGGTGCAGCAGCCTATTATAATGAGGCTTCTTATAATACTACAGCTATATTCAGTGGTAATCCATCCCCAATACAGACAACTAACATAGCAGGTTCTGGTAAGTCTGTATCTTTTAAATATGTAACTAATGGTACTGATGCTAGTCACAGCATACAGGGCATAGTAATAACTTATGGCACTGGAGATTTAAGATAAAATGGCTGGCTATACTAGACAATCCGTTGCAGACATAGTTGCAAACGCAGTAATAAAAGCGGCTCCCGTTAACGCAGAGTACAATGCGCTACGAGATGTTTTCGCATTCTCAACTGGTCACAAGCATGACGGCTCTTCTACTGAGGGTGCTTATGTACCTCTCATTGCAGACGTTGATGCACTAAACAAAGTAGTTATTGATACTACAAATAATCGTATTGGTTTCTTTGTACAAGTAAGTACGGGTACAGTGGAGCAACTACGCATTCAAGATGGGGCATTTATACCTGTCACCGATGATGATGTTGACCTTGGTGCTTCTGGTTCTGAGTTCAAAGACTTATACATTGATGGTATTGGCTACATTGACACCCTTACAGTACATGAGAATGCTACCATTGCTGGTACTCTAGGTGTCACAGGTTTATCAACACTAGCCAGTGTGGACATTAATGGTGGTAACATTGATGGTACTGTTATTGGTGCAGCTACTCCTGCTGCTGCTACTGTCACTTCTCTTGTGGCTACTACTGCAGATATTAATGCAGGTACTGTGGATGCTACTATAGGTGGGACTACTCCTGCTGCTGGTACATTTACTTCAATCGTAGCAACTACCGCAGACATTAACGCTGGTACTGTAGATGCCACTATTGGTGGAACTACTCCTGCTGTCGGTACATTTACTTCTGTTATTGCAGCAACTGCGGATATTAACGCTGGTACTATAGATGCTACTGTTATTGGTGGAACAACACCAGCCGCAGCAACAGTTACTTCTCTTGTAGCCACTACTGCAGACATTAATGGTGGTACTATTGATGGGTCTACCATTTCTGGTGGCACGTTAAACAATGCTCAGATTGGTAACACTACTGCTAGTACAGTAACAGGAACTACAGTAACGGCTGCTAACTTTGTTGGCCCTATTGCTGGTGCAGTAACAGGTAATGTTACAGGTAATACTGCAGGTGTTCACACTGGCGCAGTCACAGGTGATGTTACAGGTAACGTAACTGCAGGTTCTGGCTCAAGTTCATTCACCAATGTAACCATCAATGGTTCGTTAGATATGAACGCTGGTACATCTGCTACCATTACAGGCTTATCTACTCCTGTACAAAACTCAGACGCTGCTACTAAGCAATACGTAGATACTGTACTTGCAGCAACAATAGACTCTGCTCCTGCGGCTTTAGATACTCTGAACGAGTTGGCTGCTGCACTAGGTGATGATGCTAACTATGCTGCTACCACTACTACTGCATTAGCCACAAAGCTGCCTAAGGCAGGTGGAACCATGACTGGTGCCATTGCTATGGGTACTAACAAAGTCACTGGCTTAGGCGCACCTACGGCTGGCACAGACGCTACTACAAAGACATACGTAGATGCAGGTGATGCACTACAAGTACTCAAAGCTGGTGATACCATGAGTGGTGTCTTAGCAATGGGTGCTAACAAGATTACAGGTGTAGCTGATCCTACTACTAACCAAGATGCTGCTACTAAAGTATACGTAGATGTTATCTTAGGCTCTGCCACGGCAGCAGCAACAAGTGCATCTAATGCATCCACTAGTGAGACAAACGCAGGAAACTCTGCTACTGCTGCGGCTGCTAGTTATGATTCATTTGACGACAGATACCTTGGCCCTAAGAGCAGCGCACCAACGCTGGATAATGACAGTGCCAGTTTACTGGAGGGTGCTTTATACTGGAACTCTACAAGTAATAATTTATGGGCCTACACTGGGTCTTCGTGGGTATTAACTGCACCTAATTCTGTTAACCAGAATCTAATTAATATAGTTGGTGGCGAACTCCTTTCTACAGAAGACTTAGGCTCTATAACAGCAGCAGTTACTTCAGGAACGGGTAACTCTATATCTGCTGTGGCTGCGGCAATTGCAAATGTTAACACTGTTGCTGGCATATCCGCTAATGTAACTACTGTTGCTGGTATATCTTCTGATGTTACTACAGTAGCAGGTATATCTGCAAATACTACTACAGTAGCTGGAATATCTGCAAACACTACTACAGTAGCAGGTATTGCTAGTGACGTTACTGCGGTTGCAGGAAAGACTGCACAGTTAGCACTGTTAGGCACTGCGGATGCTGTCGCTGACATGAATACACTTGGTACGGCTGATGTAGTATCAGACATGAATACTCTAGGTACAGCAGATGTTGTAGCCGACATGAATACTTTAGGTACAGCAGATGTTGTAGCTGACATGAACACGTTAGGTACAGCCGATGTAGTAGCGGATATGAACACACTAGGTACGTCAGCTATTGTATCAGACATGAATACTCTTGCCGCCATATCCAGTAATATTACTTCTGTAGCAGGTAATGCTTCTAACATAAACTCTGCAGTGTCAAACTCTTCTAACATTAACGCTGCAGTATCTAATGCTTCTAACATTAACTCTGCAGTATCTAACTCAGCTAACATAAACACTGTTGCTGGTATATCTTCTGATGTTACTACAGTATCTGGTAATACCTCAAACATAAACAGTGCGGTAAGTAATGCCTCAAATATAAACAGTGCGGTAAGTAACGCAACTAACATTAACTTAGTAGCAGGGTCAATAAGTGACGTTAATGCATTTGTTAATAAGTATCGTATTTCGTCATCCGCACCTACCACATCACTAGACTCTGGTGACCTATGGTGGAACACAACATCTAATGAACTGAGGGCTTATAACACCTCTGCAAGTGTATGGGCAGCAACCGCACCCACAGCAGCTAACCAACTTGCAATTGATATTGTAGCTGGTGATATTCTTTATACAGAAGATAATGGCTCTATAACTCAGGCAGTTACTACAGGTGTTGGTGCTGGAATGATAGCTACAGTTGGCAGTGCAATTGCTAACGTAAATAGTGTTGGTGGTTCTATTGCTAATGTTAACTCTGTTGCTGGTAACTCTTCTAACATTAATGCTGCTGTAAGCAACGCATCAAACATTAATGCTGCTGTAAGTAATGCTTCTAATATTACTAGCGTAGCAGGTAACTCTTCTAATATAAACTTAGCTGCTGGTTCTATTACTAACGTCAATCTGGTTGCTGGTTCCATTGCAAATGTTAATACTGTTGGCTCTTCAATAGCTGATGTTAACAGGTATGCTAACGAATACCAGATTGCCTCATCTGCCCCTGCTTCACCTAGTCAGGGTGACTTGTGGCTGGACACTGTTGCAAGTGTTTTAAAGTATTACACAGGTTCTGCATGGTCTGGAATTATCTCAGGAATAACCAGTGTGGCGGCTGATTCATCACCCCAATTAGCTGGTGCATTAGATGGACAAAACAACAACTTGACGAATATCGGTACTATATCTGGTACTAACTTACAGCTAGACTTTGGAGGTCTATAACAATGAGTAAATTACTACAACTACGTGGCGGCACGACTTCCGAACATGCATCCTTTACAGGTGCCTTACGTGAAGTTACTGTTGACACAGATAAAGACACTCTAGTAATCCACGATGGATCTACTGCAGGGGGTCACGCATTACCTAGAACTGCTGCTGAGATTGTAGCTTTGATTTCTAATGATGCTATTGATAGTCAACACTATGCTGCAGGATCTATTGATCTTGAACATATGAGTGCTAACTCTGTTGACTCTGATCAATACGTGGATGGTTCTATTGATCTAATACATATGAGTGCTAACTCTGTTGACTCAGATCAGTACGTTGATGCGTCCATTGATACTGCCCATATCGGTAACTTACAGATCACTACTGGTTTGATTGCGGCTGACGCAGTTACAGGTGCTAAGATTGCAGATGACGCAGTTGATAGTGAGCATATTGCAGCAGGAAGTTTGGATACGGAACACTATGCTGCAGGTTCTGTTGATACCGCAGCATTAGGTGCAGACTCTGTAACTACTGCAAAGATTGCTGACAGTGTTGCACTTGGCGGTAGCCCAACGACTACTACACAATCTGCTGCAGACAACTCAACTAAAGTAGCTACCACTGCTTACGCAGATGCTGCAATTGCGGCTCTAGCAGACTCTGCTCCATCTACGCTTAACACTTTGAATGAACTAGCGGCTGCACTAGGTGATGATGCAAACTATGCAACTACTACTGCGACTGCTATTGGTACTAAGATGCCTCTAGCTGGAGGTGCTTTCACAGGTGCTGTCACTACCAACTCAACTATTGATGGAAGGGACGTAGCAGCAGACGGAGTGTTGGCTACTAATGCTTTACCTAAGTCTGGTGGAGCAATGACAGGAGCCATAACAACTAACTCTACCTTTGATGGTCGTGATGTTGCTACTGATGGTACTAAGCTGGATGGTATTGAAGCTAGTGCTACAGCAGACCAGACAGCAGCACAGATAAAAACTCATTTAGAGAATGGCATTGACAGTGTTCATTATGTTGATGGTTCTATTGACCGAGTGCACTTAGCGGCAGATATTATTGATGGTACAAAGATTGCTAATGATGCAATAAATAGTGAACACTATGCGGCTGGTAGTATTGATGCAGAACACCTAGCCTCGGATTCTGTTACCGAAGCAAAGATGGCGGCAAACTCTGTAGACTCTCAGGCTTATGTTGATGGAAGTATTGATGAAGCACACATAGGTAATTTACAAGTTACAGGTATGAAGCTAGGTGTTGACAGACGTAATACAGGTGCTACAACAGATATATATAGTGGTAACGCCAATGACTATACCTTCTATGATGCTGACGTAGGTATCCGTTGGTACACTGCTAACGCTGAAGATATGCGTCTTACAGATGCTGGTGCTTTGCACGTTGATAATGACGTAATTGCTTTCTCAACTACTATCTCAGACAAAAGATTAAAGCACGACATAGAGCCTATTACAGATGCATTATATAAGGTTGGTCAGTTAAATGGTGTAACTTTTACTTACAACAAAAATGATAAGAAGTCTGCTGGACTTATTGCACAAGATGTTGAAAAAGTATTACCTTCAGCAGTAACAGAAACAGAATTACCTTTACAACAGGATGATGGTGTAGCTTACAAGACTGTTCAGTATGACCAAACAATTGGTTTATTAGTTGAAGCAATCAAGGAGCTTACTGATAAAGTAGAAAAACTGGAGAATAAATAATGGCGGTACCTACAGGACAAGTTGGTTTATCTGACATTGCTGCTGAGTATGGTGGTTCAGCACCACACGCTATGAGCGAATATTACGGTAAGGGTAATGCTGCTGGTTCAGGTCAGATGCTACTACACGCAAACTTTCAAGGCACATCAAATATTTTTACGTTTAATATAAGTTCAGGAGCTAATAAGAATTTTAGAACTTTAGCTGTAGCGGCTGGATGGGATCAGTCTGCTATTCCTCACGGAACTCTTTCATCAGGGCAAATTCTTTCATCGGGTTCAACAGGCTCTTATGCGTTTGTGATAAATGGTTCGTTACCATCAGGTTCTAAATTTATTAACAATGGCACAATTGTTGGTCGTGGTGGAAACGGTGGTAGTTCTTCAGGTAATGACCGTAACTGCATCACAGGAGGGGGTTCAACAGGCAGTGGTACTTCAGCAGGGCCAGGTTTACAAATAAGCACAGCAATCATCATACACAACTCAGGACGAGTAGCTGGTGGCGGTGGTGGTGGTGGAGCAGGTGGTCGTGGGGCAAATACTTATGGCGCAGGAGGAGGCGGTGGTGGCGGCATCGGTGGCTCATCAGGTGGCTCGTCTAACCATGCTGGTGGTGGTGGTGGAGGTTCTACAACTTCTGCTGGCGGTGGTGGAGGTGGTTATGGACTTGGTGGTTGGTCTTGTCCGGGTGGCTGGACTTCTGGTTCTGGTGGTTCAGGAGGTGGATATGGCGCAAATGGTTCTGGAGGTGGTGCTGGTGGTGGTGGTGGCCCCGGTGGTGGTGGCGGTTCAGGTGGTGCGGCTACTTCAGGAAACGGCAATGTTACGTGGAGTGCTAATGGCACAAGAAACGGAAGTTTAGGCTAATTAACAGGAAATATTATGAAAACTTATACACATAAAGTAAGGGCGTTTGAATCAGAAAGAGGAACAATAACAATTTCGGTGCATGATTCAGATGATAATCAGGTAGATTTAATGAGTATTGATTTACCACAGGATGAAGATGGCTTGTACTTTGTAGGCGATGACTTAAAAACACACGTTGAAGGTTTTTTTGCAACAGAATTTTATGATAAATCGGCAACAATAAAATCGGCTGCTCCAGCAAATTCAAGTGCAATAGCTGCAATGATCGTACCTTATCCTGAAGAAGAAGCACCAGAAGAGGTTGATATTTCAGAGTCAACTAATGCTGTAATTGATATTAGACTTAGAACACATGGCTTAATTTAGTGATCAAAGCTACTAAGGGTTATGCACAACGAAGGTTTAATGTGTGCATGGAATGTGAAAATTACAAACCAACCTTCTTTGGTGGCTCATGTAAGTTATGTGGATGTGCAGTTAGAGTAAAAATAACTTTGGCTTCTCAAGATTGTCCAATTGATAAATGGAAGAAAATTGATGTACAAATCTCATAAGGAACTTTTATCTAAAGAACAATTTGGTAAAATTGAGGAAGAAATTATGGGTAGGAATTTCCCATGGTTTTATAACGATGCTATAGTCTACGATGGTGACGGCAAATCTCAATTTGTGCATATGATGTACTATGAAGGTAAGCAAAATAGTGAGTATTTTCCTATAATAATTCCTATTATTGAAAAATTAGACAGTTGGATACTACTGTCAGCAAAGATTAATTCTTTAGGTAGAACAGAATCAATTGTTGAAAACTCAATGCACATTGATCTAATGAACAAATCATATCTAAACACTAACCCTTTTAAAACAGCAATTTTTTATTTAAATAATAACAATGGGTATACTAAATTTGAAACAGGTGAAAAAGTAACTAGTGAAAAAAATAAATTAATTGTATTTGATGGTAACAAAAGACACACAGGAACATCTAATAGTTGTGAAGCAAAACGTAGAGTTATATTAAATATAAACTATATTCCATTGGTCTGGTCTGCTTGACTGTGTTAACAAAATTAATAGAAGATAAAAATTTTCTATCAGATTTACAAAAAGACCTTATTAAGAATGAAGTATTAGGTTCTTCTTTTCCGTTTTACTGGGAAGATAGTGCCGCTTATGAAAATGATGGTCACGGTTATTTAGTGCATACAATCTTAGCAAGACCTGAAGGTCGTAAACAAGATGATAATCGTATTAACTCAGACTATTATGAATTTTTTTTAAGCTTGTTTGATACGTTCTGTAATAAACACAATATTAAGTATAGAGAAGTTTTACGAATGGCTATTAATTTAACAATGAACAACGGAACACCTGTTAGTCCTACGCACACTGACCATGATTTTCCACATAATCAATTTCTTTTATATTTTAATGATAGCGAAACATCGTTAACAACAATATATGATAGAGATAAAACAATCTTACATGAGATTAAAGCAGAACAATTTAAAGGAGTGGCCTTTCCTGACAATCAACATTCAGTCACGATGCCTACAGAAGGTAGAAGAGTTGTAGGAGTGTATACTTTCCGATGAATATTAAATCTATATGCATTGTTGGGGGTGGATCAAGTGGTTGGCTAATGGCAACTGCTTTACAAAAACAATGTCCAAAAATAAAAGTGACATTAATTGAGTCTCCTGATGTTCCAACAATAGGTGTTGGTGAGTCCACCATACCTTATACAACATATTTTATAAACGATTATCTTGGTTTAAATGAAAAAGAATGGATGTCATATTGTGATGCTACATATAAAGCATCAATTAGATTTAATGACTTTCGTAAACATGGAGAAACTTTATACCACCCTTTTTGGACAGACGAAGAAGCTAGTTATAATGGGTTTGATTGGGCAATAAAAAGAGAATTAACTAACTTAGACAAACCAAGTATTGATAATTATTACAGTACAAACTTTATTGCCTACCACATGAGTCAAGAAAATAAGTTTTCAAAATTAGAAGGTGAAGGATTTTCTTATGCACATCATTTAGATTCAGTAAAGTTAGCCGAATTTTGTAAGAATAAATTTACAGGTACTCATTTATTAGCAACTGTAACCGATGTTTTATTAGATAAGAACAAGAACATTTCGTCTGTTCATACAGATAAAGAAATTGTAAAAGCTGACTTGTTTGTAGACTGTACAGGGTTTAAGTCTTTACTTATTGATGGTGTGTATAAAGAACAATTTGAGTCAATAAGCGATACTATGCTGAATGACAGAGCATTGATGTGTCGTATATCATATAAAGATAAACACAAAGAACTTGAGCCGTTTACAGATTGCACAGCATTAAGTTCAGGGTGGGTTTGGAATGTGCCATTATGGTCACGAATAGGAACTGGGTATGTTTACAGCAGTAAATTTCAAACAGACGAATCAGCAAAAAAAGAGTTTAAACAATATCTAAAAAATAAGTTTGGTCAAGATAGAGTTAACAATGTAGAAATTAGATCGTTAAAAATTAAAGCAGGGAAATATAAAAACGGCTGGGTACAAAATTGTTTAAGTTTAGTGTTAGCTTCAGGATTTATTGAACCTCTTGAGTCTACTGCTTTAGCAATGACAGCTTATCAAATAGAGTCTTTTATTGAAGCTATACAAACAGAAAACAAATCATACGCATACTCCGCTTTTAATCGTGCAATTTACAACAAAAAAATTGACACTTTGCACAATGAAGTTCATAACTTTGTATTAACACACTATGTAAACTCTACAAGAACTGATAGTAAATATTGGAAATACATTGCCGAAGAGATGCCAATCCCTAGTAGCTTGCTTGATAATTTAGATAGGACAAGTCTAGGTCTTTGGTTTCCTGAAAAATCGTGGGAGTGTATTTTACTTGGATTTCAAATTAATAGTAAATGGTCACCAACAAATTTAACATGGGATGAAGTTGTGTTAAAATCTTTAAACGATGTAGAAGTTAAAGAAGTAATGAGTAAGCTTAATTACTTAACAGACATACAAAAAAATAAAGTAACACAGATTAAAAACATTCCATTATTATATGATTATTTAAATACAAGGATTTTTGAATGAAGGAATTAAGTTGGAATTACTACGATGCATTAAGTCCAGAAGTAGTTGATTCAATCCTAGAAATATGTCTTAACGAAAAATTAGTAGATGGAGAAGTAGGGCAGAGTGATATGTCTTACCTTGTTGATAGTAAAGTAAGAAAGTCTAAAATAGCTTTGTTAGACAAACAAAAACATGCACAAATTTTTAATTTAATGTTTGGTTACGTTTTAGACTGCAACAGATATGCCTATGGTTTTGACATTGACCAAATTGAAAATTGTCAGTTTAGTGTTTATGATTCTGATAATAAGGATTTCTATGACTGGCATTTTGACACACAATGGGGTAATAGTACATTAGTAGATAGAAAAATTAGTTTAGTAGTACAATTGTCTGATAGAACAGATTATGAAGGTGGTGTATTTGAAATTGAACATGTTACGTATTCGCCTGAAGACAGAATTAAAATGCAAAACAAAGGTGCAATAATTACATTTCCATCTTTTTTAAATCATAGAGTTACTCCTGTTACAAAAGGTAAACGAATGTCATTAATAGTTTGGGCAGAAGGAAAAAACTTTAGATAATATTAGGAGTATATAATGAGCATAGAGTACAGGGGTGAAACCTTCTCTGGCTACAACAAGCCTAAACGTACCCCTAAGCATCCTACAAAGTCGCATGTAGTACTCGCCAAAGAAGGATCTACAATTAAGATGATTCGTTTTGGTGAGCAAGGTGCTAGTACAGCAGGTAAGCCCAAGGCAGGTGAGTCAGATAAGATGAAAGCCAAGCGTAAGTCCTTCAAGGCTAGGCATGGTAAGAACATTGCTAAGGGCAAAATGTCTGCGGCATATTGGGCTGATAGGGAAAAATGGTGAGGTTATTATGAAAGGTGTTACACATTACTTACCAAATGGTAAGAAGTATACAGGTAAGACTCACAGTACTAATGGTAAACTTATGACAGGTGCAAAGCATACTCCTTCTAGTAAACCTCTAACTCATAAGAAAACTAAAAAGTAATGTTTGCTCTAGTAGTAGCTACTATGCTTTCAGTAAGTGAAGAACCTGCACTGCCTGTTATGGTATCTAGTTATTCAACTCTTAAAAGATGTAGAGTGGAGTTATTGATCGTAGCTAAAGAGTTAGAGTATAAATTAGTTACGAGTCCTCTTCTTGGTTATGCAGCTCAAAAAGAAACTGAGGAGAAAACTACTATAGCATTCTGTGTAAAAAACATTGAGAGTATATAATGAACTCCAGTCCTTTAGAGATATACCCAGTTCATGTATCATCTACTCTTGCTCCTATAGGACAGGGTTTACTTATTGAACCATCTGTCAACAGGGTTAAAGCTGAGTACCTAGTAGTTCAACCATCAAGAGAACCATATGGTGTGCCACAAGAATATACAAAGAGGGTCTGGGTATGTTAGCAGAATTAGCAATAGCTAATGCAGCATTTCAAGTTATTAAACAAACTCTGTCTAATGGTAAAGAGATTGCAGATGCTGGTTCGGCTGTAACTAAATACTTTAGTGCCAGTCAATCTATACAGCAGAAAGCTGCCATTGGTACAGGTGATGTACTAGGAGCATTCCAAGCAAAGCAAGCAATAGAACGTCAGGAAAAAGAACTAGAGTGGATGCTAAACAAACAATCTATTCAAGGCTACTATAAGTATTGCCAGTTTAGAGATGCGTTTTACAAGAAACAAAAAGATGAAGCAGTTAAGAAAAGAGTAAAGGCTAAAAAGCTACAGGGTAATTTAGAAGTAGGTTTTATAATAACATTCTTTGCTGTAGTTTTTATTGGTGCATTTGTTGGCGTGTTAATTTATATAAAAGGAACTTTGTAAAATGGCTGACCATAAGTTAACAGATCAAGAGAAAGAACAAATAGCTGAACTAGCTGCGGATAAGGCGTATGATCGTTTCTATCTTGCTGTAGGTAAGTCAGTAACAAAGAAACTTATGTGGATCATTGGTGCAGGTGCTGCAGCTATCTGGTTTTTCCTAGAAGGAGATACCTTTAAGTGATCCCTTGCAAAGTGTGTGGTTCATATGATGTGGTTACTGGACATAGAGTTTGTAGGCAGTGCAGTAGTAAGGAGTAGTAGTATGTTTGTATTACCGATGGAAGCTATCACCATGTTAGTCAGTACCATAGGAGGTGCTGTAATGAAGATGTGGTCACAGGGGCAAGCAGATAAGGCTGAACAACAGAAGCAGCTTATAGCCCGTAGTACAGCCTCTGAGGATAGTGTTCAGAATGCACGTAGCTACGATACTCCCAATGCACAATGGATTAGAAGATTCCTAGTAGTATCTTTTATGGCTATGGCAGCATTCATACTACTAGCACCAGTACTAGGATTTAAAACAGTAGTACCTGTGGACGTTACCTCAGGCTTTAGTTTTCTATTCTTTGACTTTAAGAACACAGTAACAGAGTGGGTATCATTAGAGGGGATGGTTACACCAGCTTGGTTACCACACGCTATAATGGCAGTAGTGGGTATGTACTTTGGTCAGAGTATAGTTGCTAGAAAGTAATTTAAATAAATCTTTACATATATGTATCCGTATGCTACTCTAGTGAAACCCCCACCCCCCGTGATACATATAGAATATTATATACTATAAGGTTACCACACTCTCAGTGTCTACTTCCCTTCCTAATCAATACTATTTATAAGAGAGTCTATATATGCCTCAACAACAATTCAAAGGTTACAGTGAAGATCAGATGAAGCGTATAGCTTCTAAGCTGGGGCATACAGGTGGCTTAGATACATTGGATGGTTATCTGCAAGGTAACCCTAATGCTATGAACAAGTATAATTCATTGAATAGTGCTGTTACTAAACGCTATGCAGTGGGCGGTGTAGTAAAACCACCTGAGGGAATAGTCACTACTGCTGATACTACATTAGGTCAAACTACAGTTAATCAAAGTTTGAATCCTGTACTTCCAACTGCCACACCTACAATAGCTGCAGCTACAACTGAAAATGCAAATCAATTAATGACTTCTGGTGCAGGTCAATTAACTGGTACTACACCTAACGCTGCAGCAACTCAAGCTGCCTACACTGCGGCTGAGGCACCTACTGCTACGGCAGCTAACTTAGCCACTACCTCAACTGCTGCACCTGCAGTGTCTACTAACTTGGCTGGTGTTAATGCTGCTCAAGGTACAGTATCAACAGATGCACAGGTAACTGCTGCACAACAGGTAGGTACATCCGTAAGCGGCTTAGATGCAGCACAGACTACAGCAACACAAGTAGAAGGCGCACCAACACGTACCATTGAAGGTGGAGAGTTAGTTAACCCTGTTGCAGATGCATCTAAGGCAGCAGCATTCACTGAACAGATTACAGCAGCACAAGCAGATCCGTCTTCACGGGCTACTGTACAAGGTCAGCTTGCTACATTAATGACTTCCTTTGATGAAGGTAAGACACCAGCATGGGC